CTGTAATCGTGCCAATTCTAGAGTTGCTAAAATAGGGGCAGCACTTTTTCACAAAAGCGCGGATATCATCTTCGGTGTTTGCAATTTCTTTTGCAACAACAAGTGCCTGTACAGAACGAGCTACATCTTCGTTGTCTGAGACCGCTCTCGGCTTAGCGTGATTGTCTCGCATAGCTGCTAGTGTCTGTGAAGTAAGATATCCTACGCCATCAGTTCCTAGCTCTACTATTTCGAAAATATATCCCTTATAACCAAGAGCCTTTAGAATAGGAATACGGTGATTTCCACCAATCATGCCGTGAGTTATTACATTTCCATTTTTACCTGTTTTAGGAACAGGAAGCTTGTAAAGTATAGGAAGATCACACCTTGTGTCGATGCCAGCAGCAAAGCTAATAGCTAGATCAGATGAATTTGCGCTGTTTTGTCCTTTGACACGCCATGGATTTTCTGTGAGTTCGTGGTCGATATTTTGAAATTCAACCCATTCTCTTTCTAGATACCTTACTCCTTCTAAGGAAAAGAGTTCGGTGTTTTCGTTACTTGCAAATAAGTCGATATCATCCCTAGTAATAGGGTGTTTAACAATAGCCATTTTGGCCTCCATTATTTTAGGTGAGGACATGATTGTCCATCCCTTGTTTTCTATGCCTTAAAGAAGGACTATAGAAACTTTTTATCTGCCGACTTGCGACAGGTATTTCGCTTTTGTTTCTTCCCATGACATATAAATCAGATCGTCATAGAACAAACGTTCACTTGAAACTCTGCCCTGTTCTTTCAGGGACTTTATCCGTTTTGCAGCATACTTCTCTTTCCAGAGATTATTAAGACCATCATACGAGGTATCAAACGCTTTGTCAAGGTCTTTTTCGGTTATTTCGCCGCGCAAAAACTCACAAGTATTGGTATATAGCGGCGAAAAATAGATACCGCGATGGTGTTCAGATTTAATTAGGTCTTTCGGAATACCAAGCTTTGAGTACGCAAATGTGTATGACCGATTACGATGATCACGCTTATAAGGTTGGCCAGACGGCTTAGTTGCGCCATACCATTCAAAATACTTGCGAGTATGGTTCTTTGCAAGCCAATTCAATAAAAGCTTGATAGTCGGCTTCGTGCATTCATACGAAACAGAACCAGAAGAAAAGCCCATCTTCTTCCAATGCTTTAGATTATCATACTGAGATAGACCGCCAGCCTTATCTTTACCGTAGAGAGAAGTAGTGGTCACGCCCGCGAGGACATCACCATACTGTTTCTTCCACTGATACTGAACTTCATCAGAAAGACAGAGCAATGCAAGAAGCTTGCCGCCAACATAATTGTAACCGAGAGGCTGCAATGGCACAATTGTAGAACCAATTGCAGTATAGTTAATCATATGGCCTTGTGTCTTCTTTTCGCGTTCCCAGCCGATAAACTTATCGCGCGGAGTCAGATCAAGGAAGTCGGATGAAATACAAATCAGACCAAGATACTTACCAGACTTACGATCAACAACAAGATAATTCAGATTTCGACCAATGTTAGAATTGTTCTTCATAGTCGAAGTAAAGTTGCGAATCATATTCCATGTTTCAGACAACTCAGCTTCTTTTGTATAAACCAATTCAGGCTGTAAATTGAGATAATCATCTACAGATTCAGGAAACCAAATGTTATCTTTTGTCTGACTAATCCAAGAAGCCTTGTCTAGGTCTTTCATCTGTACTTCATCACCAAACAGAGTCGAAACTGTTTGAGTTGGATACTTTTCATGGACTTCACACCACTTCTGGTACAAAGTATATTCACCAACTGTCATCTTGCAGACATTAGAAAGGTCTTTAATGATAGCTTCACGAACTTCATCATCAGTGACATCTGGAATGTTTTCTAATGGATTAGTAGCCATCCAAGCATCCCATTGTGCCTCTAGATGCGGATCATGCTTTACGTTATCTTCAATATCGTCAGTCATTCCAATCTCTATCTATCTTTTTACCAAACTTTTTTTCAGTTTTTTGTAGAAACTTTTCTACAGCGCGATTATGCTTCTCTTCTATTTTCTCATAATCGTATTGGTCTTTATGTCTAATAACTTTTGACCAATCTCTATGTCGAGAACTTCTTCCTCTAGGACGGCTCATATCAACCTGCTAAAATTACGAACCTTCTCAAACCGATATGTCTTGTCAAACTTATCGGCAATAGTGTCAGTCTTATGCGAGATTATATACGTATTTGTATCATCTGTCAAGGTCTGAATTATCTTCAAGAACTCATCTGTTCCATTCGCATCAAGACTTCCATCTAGAATTTCGTCCAGAATAAGCAAGTTGGTATTGACGCTGTTCTTCATCTTGGCAATGGAACGCCAAGTAAACATCAAGGCCAAATCAATACGTGTCTTCTCGCCTTCTGAGAAATTGGCATAAGCAAACTCATCACGATACCGAGACTTGATTACCTCATTGAAGTTTTCATCGATGTTGAAGTTGACAAAGAAGCCCATTCTGTCAAGATACTTGTTTACCAACTTATTGATGATTGGAATATACTGCTTGATAATCTTCGTCTTGATTCCACCATCTTTCAGTAGCGCAGAAGCAGTATCAATCATAACTCTCTCTGTCATCTGAAACTTGATGACGCCTTCGATTCTTTCTATCTCGCCAACAGTCTTTAGCAAATCTTCTTCGCTGTTCTGAACTAGTTTGTCAGCATTCTTAATCTTGTCGATGGAATCTTCTATATCGTTCATCGTAGAAACAAGATGCATCATCGTTTGCTTCTTGGCTGAAATGTCAGCAGAGATAGCCTGAATACGTTTAACTTGATTTTCTTTATTGCTAATCTCAGCAAGTAAAATGTTAGATTGATCTTCTGTTACTGTTGCTTGAACAACTAGACTACTAATTGTATTACCAAGATCCAATACACGCTGAGACTTGAACGACTTCTCAATTGTTTGCTTACAAGTCGGGCAGTTATCGGTAGTCTTCAACATTTCTTTTTCAGCATCCAACCGCTTTGCTTCTGTATCAAACTGAGTATAAAGTTTTACGGTATCGTGAAACTGCTTTTTTATTTCAGATAGGTCATTGACCTCATCTTGTAGTTGTTTCTTCTCTGCGGCAATCTTCTCAACATCAGAAATTATATCTTTCTTTTGTTGTGCAAGGTCTTGATACTGCTTTTCAAGTTCAGCCAATCTATCATCGTTAGTCTGTCTTAGACTGGCCAATGTCTTCTCAATATAATCTTTCTTCTCGGTTGTCGAGCGCATGACAACTCGCGTGTTTTCCAACTTCTCTTTGTTTTCTTGAGCGCGTTGCTTTACCAGCAAGTTCATCACGGAGAAGATTTGGATATCAAGCAAGTCTTCAATAATTGTTCGACGGTCAGCAGGAGTCAACTGCATGAACGGAGTGAATGATGCTGAACCGAGAATAACGATTTGACAGAATGACTTCATGTTCATCTTGAGAATGAACTTCTCTAGATATTCCTGATAATCTCTTGATGCCGAGTCCTGATTGAGTAGTGAACCGTCAACCCAAATCTCAAAGATGTTTGGCTTTATACCACGAACAATCTTGTAGTTTTTACCATAGGCCTTAAATACAATTTCAACCAAACAATCTTTACCATTCACGCTATTGACAAGCATGGGCTTATTGATTTTACGGAATGGCTTACCAAACAAGACAAAAGTAAGCGCGTCGAGAATGGTTGATTTACCATGCCCATTTGCACCTACTATTAGATTTGTCTTATTTGCGTTTAGTTCAATCTCTGTCCACGCATTACCAGTAGATAGAAGATTCTTCCATCGTATCAATTCAAATGTTATCATTCAATACTTTCTAACGACAAAGCTTCGGCATAAATCTCACGCATGTAATGTTTCATTCTATCAGATTCGACAGGCAAAGTCAAGCCTGAAATGTAGTTGTCAAGAATGGTAAGTGTGTCTTGTGCTTCATCTACCAAATCTTCCGAGTTATTATCTGTGAATGAGTTGATATCTTCAACAATGGAAATGTCAGCCGCTTGTTCTTTGTACAACTTGTCCAGCAGCACATCAAACGCATATGGATTGGTTTTATTTACACAAACAACCTTGACATAGCAATCTTTATACTTGGAATAGTCTGTAGCATTAATCTTCTCAAGAATATCTGGATTCTTTACATCATCATAAGCCACCATATGGAAGATGCGGAAAGGATTACGATGAAACTCAACAGCACGGGTTTGTGTATCAAACGTAATGAAGCCGCGAGGATCATTATAATCAGACCATATATGCTCACACAAAGCACCGATGTAATGAACATTATCCCGACTGCTACGGTGGTGATAATGGCCAGTAAACACACTATCAAATCGCTTAAAAACTTGATGATTCCATCCATGGTCAGACAACAACCCTTTCTGCATTTCAAAGCCATCTAGTTCTAGATGCCCGCAACAAATAGCAGCCTTAGTGTTTTCCATGGCATCATAACTCTGCTTTTCATTTGCTTTGGTAATCCACGGCAAAAGAAAGAACTCGGTACCATAAATCTCAATCGTGGTAGGAGTAGAGTATGTCTTGATGTTTGGATATCTATTGCCAACGAACTCATCTAGAGCATTTACTGTGTAGGTGTCTTTGAAGTATTCGTCGTGATTACCAGCAATAATATGTAAAGAACACAAAGCACTAACTGGCTCCAGAAAATCTGCTCTAAGCCGAGAGTGGGTGAGTACATTAATATATTTCCGACGATCAACGAGATCGCCAAGATGTATAATATGGCGCACATCATTGGCTTTGATAAATGGGATAAGAAACTCATCTATAGACCTCTTGAAATAATCTAGAAAAACTGGGGAGTCATTTCTGACGCCCCAGTGAGTGTCCGTCAATATAAGAACTTTGGTCATTATCAAAATCTCGGATATCTTATCATGAACAAATAGTCATCAACTTCATCAGGCATAGGATGAAAAACATTTTCATATCTTATGAACGGCTCAAATGTATTCCTATCATGCACTATCACAGCATCGCCATGTGCAAGTTTTTTCATCCATTCAATTGCTGTCATTAAGCCCTCTTCTTCCGATTGTTAGATGTGTAAAGTTCATTATCGTACTTTCTAAGAGACTTGTCAATAGCATCTCTGATTGATTCCAGTCTCGCACGATAGTTCTGTCTGATATAGACATTCTCTTTCTGATTTAACAGATTGGTAATCAGATGCTCAATTTGAAACGGTACTTCGTTGTTCATTTTCTTCCTCGTAAAACTTGATTAAACCTTCTTTGGCAATCTTTCGTTTCTCTTTCTTTACTGCTTCTTTCTTCTCAAATCTTTCCATGAAGTCGTTTATATTATCATATAAGTTGACAGAAAGCAAGTGATTATCATCACCATCTACCAGATGTGCTGCATGTCCATTGTTTATGACCGTTTCTTGGAAATTCTTGTATATGATATACCTATTCTTTTCTTCTTTGTTTATTCGTCTCAGGAATGCAAAGTATATTACCTGAGTAAAGTATGCAAACGGATTGGATCCTCTGTTTGGATCATAATCGTTGAAATACAATATGCAGTTCTCTATTGCATCGGAAATCATTTCATCTCTGTAAGAGTAGTTTAGGAAACATGGCTTACAAGATAGTTTGTTTGCAATCTTCCATATACACTCACCAATATAGTTAGAGAGTCTTGGTTCTTCAAGACCTTTTTCTCTGGCCTCTGCTACTTTTCTTTTGTGTTCTAATATTTCCTGATAGAACTTTTGATTGTCTACATAATGTACTTTATTTTGTTTGCTCATGCACTTTTCTCTTGACAAAGGGTTGACAGGTGTGTATATTGGCTATGCCATCGATGATATGAATAACTTTAATTATACTTCTGTTAGTTCAATCATCTTCTTGATTTGCTTATCAAGTATCTCTTTTCTGTTAGGCCACTTAATCATAGGCTTATCAGGATCTTTTGCTAGATGTTGAAGCAAAGGCAAATAAGTCTTCCTTAAAAGTCTCAGTCTATTCTTCAACAAGTCTACCTCATCTGTTACACCAGAAGATGTAACAATCTCTTCCTCATCATGAAAACTAAATCCAAAGTCATTAGTTTCATCTAACTCTACAACTATTTCATTTGCCATTAGTGTAATGTTCCTCTGTTGTTGGAAGATAGAGACCTAAGAAATTCATTTACCACATCTCTCAGATTGTCCATATCTTCGTTGCTTTCTTCTACTACCTTATCAGACTTGACTACAGCATCTATTTCTCTTTCCAGTTCTTCAAGAAATTCCTCTGTAGTTGTATCTTCCTCATATATCGAATTGGATTTGAACTGACTAGAGAAATGTTTTACCGTGTCAAAGTAATAGTCTTTTAGACTTTCATTTGGTTTAGACATGGTAAGAATGTCTCTGCTATAGATATTAAATTCCTGCTCAGAAGAAATCTTAGCAAATACCCATTGCATCAAAGATAAAGAAACGAATCCTGGTTTACTGGAAGGTATACATACAATCTTCATCGGGTTCTTTAGAACAATGTGAGTTTCATGTCCTTCTTTAGGTTTAGGCCATGCTACTTCTGATATCAAGTCATCGCCCGAGTTCAGTCTTATATGATATACTTCTT